CGTTTGATCAGCAGATCAATCTGCTGGTCGAGCAGTGCAAGCGCTGGCGACCGATCACGCTGGGCATTGAGGACGTTGCGTATCAGCGGGCGCTGATCGACACATGCCGCAACAAGGGCCTGCCCGTTGCTGCTGTGCCGCGGCACGTTGACAAGGTGGCCAGGGCCTATGGCATCCAGGGCCTGTTTGAAACGGCCAAGATCAAGTTCCCCACGGGCGGCAAGCTGCACGAGTTAGAGGCTGAGCTGCTAGCGTTTCCCGAGGGCGAGCATGACGATCTGTTTGACGCGCTTGAGACTGCAATCGGGCAGGCCAATCGGCCGTTGATGGACATCGTAATTCTGTAGGGTGAAATGTGGGCATAGTACCAGCAAGACCGCCGCGCCTTGGACCTGCCACCACCTACGCGCTTGTGCGCCAGGTCTGCGAGTCGTGCGGCGCGCCGCTAAAAGATGGTCGCTGCGAATACTGCGGCACGACATACCGGCGGATAGGGTCTATTCCCGTTCCGCCGATTGCACCGCCCAAGCCGATGACGATCACAAGGTAAGATATGGGCTGGCTAAAAGACTACAGAGCGCGGCGCGCCGAAAAAGCCTTTCGCGCGGCACATGCGGAGATATATCCGTATGAGCTGACCCAGGGCATGCAAGCGCCCGTGCTTATGCCCGAAGGTCTTAACGCTCTAGGCGCGCACGTTTGGGTATATGCCTGCGTAACTCGCGTTGCTCAAGCCTGTTCGCGCGTGCCGATCGACATTATGAAGCCCGGTAAAGAGCCCGTACCCGCAGAGCTGAGCGACCCCGTGGCCTACCCGTTCTTAGCCGTCAACCCGTTCATGTCGCAAGCTGGCCTGATTGAATCGACCGTGATCAACCTGCTGTTGACTGGGAATGCCTACTGGGATCTCGAGCGCGATGCGGGCGAAATCTGGTCATTGCGACCGGATGCTGTCAAGGTGGTTCCGAGCTACGAGGATTTTGTACTCGGCTACCTGTACAAGAATGGCGGCGTAACGATTCGGTTTGAGGCCGATGAAATTATCCATTTCAAGCTGCCCAATCCCACGGACTACTGGTACGGCTTGAGCCCGTTGCGCGCGGCGTTCGACAGCGTATCTCAGGACATGGCCGCGATCAAGGCGAGCCGAGAGTTTCAAGAACGGGGAGCCGTGCCCGCTGGTATCTTGAGCACACCGAACAGCGTGGCCCCGGATCAGGTCGATAAGCTGCGCAGCCAATGGCACAGCCTATACGGCGGCCCCAAGGGGCGCTCGCGTGTAGCCGTGCTACAGGGCGGTCTGACGTTTTCAACTGTGACAATGAGCGCCAAGGATGCGGAGACGATTGCACAGCGCAAAATCAGCCGAGAGGAAATCTGCGCAGTGTTCGCCACGCCGCCCGCGCTTGTCGGGCTGTTCGAGTTCGCGAGCTACGCCAACGCCGATGCTCAAGAGCGGATGTTCTGGCGCAACACCGTGACGCCCCACATGGATCGCATCATCGGACAGCTTAACGACTCAGGCATACTACCCACGGGCTACACGGCCGCGCTTGATCTGACCGGGCTAGAGGGCTTGACCTCACTGACCACGCCCAAAGAGCAAGCGGAAAATGCACGTGGCCGCGTTGCTGCGCTCGATCAGGCTGTGCGCGCTGGCGTGCCGGTGACCGTTGCTGAGTTTAGGGAAGCGGCCGGCCTGCCTGCTGAGACACCCGAAGGCGATCTGGTTGAGCCGCCCGCCGCGCCCGCGCCGGTCAACCCGTTTGGGCCACAGCAGCCTGATGATGATCAGGAGCCGCCAAAGGAGCCCGTGCCTGAGCAGTTACGCCAGCCCAAGGCCGCACCGCTCTTTGTAATCAAGGGCCTCAAGGCTAAAAGGGCTCAGGGCGTGCCTACAAGCCTCATGGCGGAGCTTTGGCTACCCTTCATGCTAGGTATTAAGCCGGGCCTGCTGAGCATGCAGGACAGCGTTTTACGGCGCTTGGCGGGCGTAGGCATCAAGGCAGGCGCACCTGAGCGCATCAAGGCGTCCGTTGACTCAGTTGACGCAGCTATTGACGCGGGCTTGATGGAAGATGCGCAGCGGCTGCTAGATGTGGCTGAGCCGCAGATGCAACTGACGCTGGCATCGGCGCTTGACATCGTAGCACGCCATACCGGACTGACTGAGGCGGACCCGCACAGCGACCGCGCGGAAGACTGGGTAATGCGGCGGGCGAATCGGTTTGCGCTTGGCGAGAACGGCGGCTCCTCAGTGCCGCGTACGATCCACGACAGGCTCAAGGTCAGCTTGGCCGACGGTCTGAGACTTGAGGAAAGCAACACTGAGTTGACCCAGCGCGTCATGCGCGTTTTTGACGATACCGGATGCGCGTTGACTCCGAGAAGCCGCGTGCATAGAGACTGGCCCGATCATGCGCAGTTGATTGCGAATGAAGAGACCAAGGCGGGTGGGCGCTTTGCTGGATACGAGACGGCGCGTGAAGCTGGGCTGAAAACTAAGACCTGGCAACACAGCCCCGCAAGCGCTATCCCGCGTCCTGAGCATGAGGACATGGACGGCGAAACCGTGGGCATCGATGAGCCATACTCGAACGGCATGCAACATCCCGGAGACGGCGATGCAATAGACACAATTAACTGTGAATGCTGGGAAGAGTTTGGAGGCGGCGAATGATGCGCAAGGAGATTAACAGCGGGGAAATCAAGGTACTTGATAAAGAGAAGTTTATCTCGCAGCGCGTGATCAGCACTGAGGATTACGACAGGGACAACGAAAGCGTTGTGTTTGACAGCATCGATTCAGCGCTCAGAAACTACAGGGCCAATCCTGTGGTGCTCTGGCATCACAACATGGGGGAAGTCAAGCATCCCATCGGCCGCAATCTGGACGTGCGCAAGGTGGGAAACAAGATCATCGCTGACACACAATTCGCCGTGGAAGAGGATACATCGAACTTCACGCGCACGCTTTGGAACTTGCACTCAGGTGGTTATCTCAACGGCGCGTCGATCGGGTTTAAGCCCGGCGCTGTTGATATCGAGGATGCGAAGGACTGGAACAGCCGCCGCATTGTGCACGTTGACGAGCTATTCGAGGATAGTTTAACGGCTATCCCTGCGAATCAAGCGGCCGTGACTGCAATCGCTAAGGCCCTTGCCCGCGACCGCATCTGCAAGGGCCTTTGTCAGCACGGCCACGAACCCGCTAAAATTGTGGACTACACTACAGCAGACGCTGCAATCAAAGCGCTTGAGCGTGAGATCAAACGTGACCCGGCCGCACATGACCGGATCATCAAGGCGTTCGGCGCAGACCTGTTGACCATGTGCCGCGAGCTGACAGCGGCGCTTCGAAGATTCGTATAGGCCCCGCGTCAAAGGGCGCGGACTGATTAACTAACAACTAACCCGAATCGTTAAACACAAGGCCAAAAGGCTGAAAGGAATTATCATGTCTCAGCAAGAGGTAATGACCGAAGCGCAAAAGGCGCTGGAAGAGGCCAAGAAAAAGGCCGCTGCGCATCCGGGATACATGCCGGGCGATGTGCAGGAGGCCGCGACCAAGGCCGTGGCCGAAGCCATGGCGAAGCAGGCCGAAGCGTTCAAGGCGGAAAAAGAAAAGGCCGACATGGAAAAGAACAAAGCCGACATGGAGGCCATGAAGGCAAGGCTCGCTCGTTACGAAGCCGCTGGCATTCGCAAGATGAAGTTCGGCACCGGCCCTGACGTGGCTCCGGGCTGGGTCGCAGGCGTGGCGCTGGACGAGCAGACCAAGGCTGCTCAGCGCGCGCACGATGAGCTGTTGACCATGGCCCACCACATGGCCGCATCCAAGAGCATGCCGCTGCAAGATGCCATGAAGCATGTCGTGGAAGTCGCCAAACAGAGCGCCGAATACGGCTCGATCATCAAGGCCATGGCTGAGACGAGCGGTCAGTCTGGCGATGACTGGACCTGGGTCGAGTACAGCCGCACCTTCATCCAGCGTGTCGAGCTGGAGGCCAAGGTCGCGGGCCTGTGTCTGCAAGTTCCGATGGTCACTCCGACGCAGGTTATCCCCGCGATTGGCACGCGGCCGAACGTGTACCTGCTGAGCGAGCCGACGTCCGATACCGAGAGCAACATCACGGCCACCACGCCGGGCGACGGAAAGATCACCCTGACCTCGAAAATCATGGGCGGCATGGTGTGGATCAGTGACGATCTGGAGGCCGACGCGCTGGGCTCTGTCGCTTCGATTGTGACCAGCGACATCGTCAAAACGCTGGCCCGCTCGCTGGATCAAGCGATTACCGATGGCGACGCGACCGGCGCGCACTTCGACGACGACGTGACCAGCTCGACCGATCCGCGCAAGGGGTTTGACGGCATGATCGCCCACGCGATCACCGGCTCTGATACCCTGAGCCTCAACACGTTCACCGCTGACAACCTGCGCGCGCTGCGTGCGCTGATGGGCGTCTATGGCATCAATCCCGCCGAAATGGCGTGGATCAGCGGACTCAAAACGCTGGTTGTGAAGTTCCTCAATCTGAAGGATTCGAACAGCAACCCGATGGTCACGACCATGGCGCAGCTCGGACCGAACGCGACCATCCTAAACGGCCAGCTCGGCCAGTTCGACGGAATTCCGATTGTCGTGTCCGAAACCATGCGCGAAGATGTGTCGGCAACAGGCGTTCATAGCGGGACCGCGGTCGAGAACCTGGGCCGCCTGCTCCTGGTCTATCGCCCCGGTTTCATCGTCGGCAATCGCAGCGACGTGACGGTCAAGGCCAAGCCGTTCGAGGAGCGTGCGCAGTTGGCCCTGATCTTCCGCATCCGCAAGGCGATACAGGCGGCCTATAGCGCGACCGATCCGATCAGCGCCCTGGGCTACAACATCGCTTACACCTGAGCCTCTAAGCGCGGCCGAGCATCCGCGCTGACGTCCTCCCTGTTGTGTTCGGGGGCGGGTCGGCTGGTATCCCCCTGGCCGGCCCGCCCCACCTAACGAGGTGCGACTTGAAACGCAGTGATGAACGGACCATTAAGACCGTGCTGCTGAGCCTGCCGCTTGTGCTCGAGCTGATCGAATTCGTGGTCAGTCATTGGCCCAAGCGCAAGCCCAAGACCGAGGAAAAATAGTGGCCCTGATCGGCGTGATGAACGTCTGGAACGAGGCGGGAATAATCGACGGGGCTATACGTAGCCTCTCCGATTGCGACCGGCTTGTAGTTATCGACGGCGCATATGCCGACTATCCTGGCGCGGCTGAAATGACCAGCGGCGCAAGTACAGACGGCACGCTTGACATTGCGCGCTCGATACGACCCGATGCGCACATACTCGAAGCTGCACAGGGGCCGCAATGGCTGTTTGAGGCGCACAAGCGCAGCCGCGGGTTCAAAGGCCAATCGGGCGACTGGTATTTGATCCTTGACGCTGACGAGCGCGCGCATGGCGTACCCGCGCTCAAGGTGCTCATTGAGACAATCGACAGCGACAGGGCGGCGCGTGAATCAGTCGGCTGGATCGAGTGCTGCATTGAGCGCACAACAGGCCAGCGGATATTTACCGGCCACCGGGTTGTGCGCCACGTTGATGCGATGCACTATCAGGACAGCCACTACGACTTGCGTGATTACAACGGCAAGTCGATAGCGCCGATCACCGGGCAGGTAGTGGCGACACCATGGCGTTCGGCCTGGATACCGCAAGCGCAGTTCTGGATTCAGCACTGCCGCGATCTGCGCACAGCAGAGCGGCTTGAAAAACAAGGCCAGTTTTACAGGGAGAGGATTGGGAAGTGAGCCGACCGCGCATTCTACACCTGCTCAATTTCCCGCTCTCGATGGGTGGCATCCAGAGACAGATTGAAGACCTTGCGCAGCAAATGCACGGCTGGGCTGACACATACGTCGCCTGTTACGGCCACGCTAGCGCATCAATCGAGGGCGTGGAAGTTTACGGATCGCACGAACGGATTAACGTAGAGGCCTACGTAGAGAGCATCCAGCCCGATCTATTCCACTTGCACTACCCGGACGAGTGGGCGCTAAAGATCGTAGGCAATCGCCCGCGCGTTGTTACAATCCATTCATGGGCAGGGAATCAAAAGGCACAGCCGAATCAAATCCCAATCTGCGGCCCGTTGCCTGGGGTAATCAGACACGGCGTTGACCTAGATCTATTCAATCCGCGGGCACGCGCGCATGACCAGTTTACCGTCGGAATTGTAGGCCGCAGACACTATGACAAGCTGCCCGGCTCGTTCCTCGATCTGCTGAAAAAATGGGACAGCCGCGGCGCTCGCATCATCCAGGTGGGGGCGGGCTCGCCAACGATGCCCGGCTATCGAGAGACAGCAGAACGGCTCAAGGCAATGCCGTTTGTAACCGTGTTGGATGATCAGCCGCATTCGGCGCTGCCTGAAATGTACGCCGGGTTTGACGTGCTGTTGAATCCAGCGCCGATAGAGAGCGTTTGTTACAGCGCAATCGAGGCCATGGCATGCGGCGTGCCTGTCGTGGCAAGAGCGACCGGCGGGCTTACCGAAACCGTTGGTGACGCTGGGCTGCTGTGCGCGGAAGAGGCCGGGCTGTTACCGGCGGTCGAGCGGCTACAGGCGGACCCGGAGCTTCGGGCCACGCTTGGCGCACGCGGGCGCGCACGTTCGGAACGGCTGTTTGATCTGCGGCGCATGGAGAGAGACTACGCGCTGGTCTACGCGCGCGCATCGAACGGGGTAGTTCGAGCGCCTAAGTCTGGTCTAGATTGCAGCGTGGTCTGTCCGGTCTACAACACTCAGGCGCAGTGGTTACGCCCCTCGATTCAGAGCGTTCTGGATCAGCAGGGCGTAACGTTCGAGCTGATCATCGTCAATGACGGATCGACCGCCAAAGAAACAAACGACATCCTATACGAGTTCGCCTGCTCTGACCCGCGCGTGCGCCTGCTGAGCCTGCCGCACATCGGGCAGTCTGAGGTGCGCAACGAGGGCAACCGCGCGGCGCTGTCCGAGCTGATTGTGATCCACGACAGCGACGACATTTCAAAGCCCGGTCGCTTGGCAGAGCAGGTCCAGTACATGCGCGGGCATCCAGACGTGACAATGATCGCCGGACAGATACGGCTTGAATGCTGGCAGGGAAAAGTTAGCGCACTGAGCCTCGATCACAGCAAGCGCATTTGGGAGCAGGGCTGGACAATCGCGCATCCGACAACCTGCTATCGTCGGCTGCCTATTCTGCGGCTTGGTGGATATGACCCAAAGCATGAAGCATGCGACGACTTTGATTTGTGGTGCAGGATCGATTACGCCGGGTACAAGATCGAGGTATTGCCGAATCTCTGGGCGCGCTATTGTGAACGGCCGGGGCAGATAACAAAGTGCATGCCGGTCAGCGACCTGCATCATAAGACTCAAGATCGCTATCGGGTGCTGTACCAGAAACAGAGGGAGGCCATGCGCAATGTCACAGCCAACTGATCTAAGGGTCGAGCGCGTGGCCGAACAGTGGGAGGCTTGGGCCAAGGCCAACGCGCAAGGCTATATCACGGCGGGGACGTATGAGGGCGCGCAGTTCTACGCCAGCGGCCTGATCGAAGTGGGCCGGGTTATCGAGATTCTTGCTGCTACGAAAAGCTACAACCCTGAGCACGTCATTCTCGATTACGGCTGCGGCACAGGCAGGCACGCGCTCTGGTTCTCGCTGCTGTTCAAGGGAGTAGTGGGCGTCGATATTTCAGCGACCATGATCAGCGGAGCACAAGAGGCCGTGGCACAACGCGGCATTCAGAACGTGGCATTGCTGTGTAATCAAGGCCACAGTCTCGACCTGCCCGATGTGAGCGTTGACCTAGTTTTTAGCTACGTAACTCTACTGCACAACGGCCGCTGGGCCGTCAATAAGCTACTCCATGAATTTTTCCGCGTGCTAATGCCGGGCTCGCTGGCGATCCTGCAATTGCCGCTTGTGGCCGACAATGATGAACGCGAGATACCAGCGGACCCAGGCCGTGTGGCGAAGTGGACCTATAAGGAATTTCTACAGGCCAGCGGCGAAGCGGGATTCACCGCGCTCAAACTGAGCAACGACGCCAACGGCTACCACCTGCTACAGAGGCCGCGATGATCAGCGTTTTAATGACCAGCTACAACCGGCCGCAGTTCTTAACGCAGTGCGTTGAGGCGTTGCGTTTGGCCCTGGATCAAACGCAATACGAGCTAATAATCAGCGACGATTGCAGCGAGCCGCAACACCTCAAGCTGATTGAGGCGGTCAGGCCGGATGTGTTGTTGACCAGCGGCCAGCGGCGCGGCATGGGAGCAAACCTTAACCGCGCAATCCGGGCGGCGCGCGGCGATTATCATCTGATCTTGCAGGATGACTTCCGCGCCCGTTGCGCGCTGAATCTCCGCGTGGCCGAAGCTGTTGTGTTGCTGGATGTCGAACCCGATACGGACCTCGTGCGGCTGGGTTCCCCGGTGGATTCAAAACGTTTCTATCCCGAGTATCACGGCGTCGATACGCGCGCTTTTATCATGGTCAATTTTGAAGAGGAACAGCGCGGGCAGGTTGTGCGGATTACGGCCAAACAGGGCGCGGAAGATCATGCGTTCGTTTACAGCGACAACCCGCACATTCGGCGCGCGACGTTCGTGGATAAATTTGGCTGGTATCCCGAGGGGCTTTTGATGTCGGATACTGAGATTGCATATATGCGCCGCTGCAACAAGCTCGGCATTCGCGCAGCCTGGAACGTGGAGCTTGAGCAGTTCCCGCTGTTTGACCACATTGGGCACGACCTGAGCTGTCGAGAGCATTGGGGCCTGTAGTGACCGACCACGCCACGCCCCTACGCTGTGCGCGCTGTGGCGAGCCTATGACAGCGCCGGAGCGTGAGCTAGCGGAAGCTGACCGCAAGCCCCTGTGTTGCGCATGCCGCGAACGCAAACGACGCCAGCGCGTGCGGCTGTGCAAGCCGCTGACTGCTGATAAGTACGAGGTGAAGTAATGGCCGACCTAACTACCACCGCAAAGGTCAAGGCGACCTTGGGGCGCACAGACAGCAGCGATGATACACAAATCGGCTTACTCGTAACCAAGGCATCGGCCTGGATTGAAAACTACTGTGGCCGCGTGTTTGGCACGGCCAGCTATACCGAGTATCTGACGGGCGGCGGGAACGACCTGCTCTTCCCGAAGCAGTGGCCGATCACGGCAGTAACCAGCGTCAACTATGACACGGGCAAGGACTGGGCCGCGGGCACGGCCGTTGACGCCACGGACCTATTCATTCTCAGTGACACCATGATCCAAGCCTTGGGATACGTTTTCAGTCAGACCGCTTTGGGCGCGGTCAAGGTCGTGTACGTTGCAGGCTACACTACTATCCCGACCGAGATCGAGCACGCGGCAAACGTGGTGACGTGTCAGATGTTCAAGCAGGCCAAGGGGGAGCGCTTTGGCCTTACTGGTCAAGTACTATCGGCGGCGGCCGGAGCGGTCAAGGTGGATATCATCATTGATCTTCCGTCCGACGTGAAATCGATTCTCGAAAAGTATCAGCGGCGGGCGCTGTGATCGGTCGCTCTTTCGCTGTTGCAGCTCGGCAGTATAAAAAGCTGGGCGATGAATACAAGCGCTGGCTGCACCAGCGCGTGGGGCAACTCGCAATCGATCATTCGCAGCTACTGCGCAAGCGCACAAGCGCGGCCGATTCGAGCGTGAGCATGCACACGGTCAAGGCGGGGCGGCCGGGCGTGGGGCGTACGTTTGCGCACAGCGTTGGAGCGGCGGCCTGGGAGTCTGGCATCAAAGGCCCGGGCGTGCGGCTGATCGATCAGGGCGGAACGATCTACCCGAAGCACCTCAATATATTCGGCCGCAAGCGTGGCGCTCTGTTTATCCCGCCCAGTGATAAAGCAAAAAAAAGCGGCCCTGACGCGCTGCGTTGGACGGGCTTTGCAAACACTGACCCCGGCGGCGGCTGGGGTAGCGAGAAGGCATGGTCAAACAATAAGAGCTTTTTGAGCATGTACAAAAAGCACAGCGGCCTGATCTGGGGCATTGATTTTGTACTCGCTAAAAAAGCGCGCATCCGAGCTCATCACTATATGTTTGCAACGTA